AGCACTCCTTATGCTCTTAAAACATACCTACAAACTTACGATAATACAGTATCAAGGTATGTCCCTTTAGAGTTATTCCAAGACCAAGTAAATTTGGTTGAGGATTATGAACAATACAATGAAAATATTGCGTTAAAATATCGTCAGGCGGGTGTGTCAACTGTAACTGCGGCGTGGGCTAGTAAAAGGTTAGCATTTGCTAACAAGAACAAACCTGAAAAAATCCTTATAATCGCAAACAAACTTGACACATCAGTCGAATTCGCAAACAAGATTAGAGGATTTACCGAACAGTGGCCTAAATGGGTTGGTATAGGATTTGCACCTGAAAAAAACTCCGCAAGACACTTTAAACTTACTAATGGGTGTGAGGTAAAAGCGGTTGCAACATCAAGAGACGCACTTCGTGGATATACCCCCACTACATTGATATTTGATGAGGCTGCGTTTATTGAGGCGGACAGTGACTTCTGGGCTGCTTGTATGGCATCTCTATCTACGGGTGGTAAAGTAGTTGTTATATCAACCCCCAACGGATTTGATCCCATTTATTATGAAATCTATGATCAAGCTCTTAGAGGGATGAACGATTTCAAAATCACCGAAATGTTTTGGTACCGAGATCCTCGTTACACAAAAGACTTATATATGGTGAAAACTAACGATTTGGTTCATTTTCTTCTTAACAAAGAAGAATATCCAAGTGATGCCATTATTGACCTATCCGAAGAAAACCGTCATGAGAGAAGTTTAGAAACTTTACACAAATACATTGAAGATGGTTATAAACCATGTTCAAGTTGGTTTGAGGCGATGGTTAAAAAACTCAAATATGACAAGAGAAAAGTTGCGCAGGAATTGGAATGTAACTTTTTGGGTTCAGGTGACAATGTATTCGACTCTCAAATGCTTCAAGACATATTGAAGAATGACATTAGAGAACCTCAAGCCAAACTTATGGGTAATCAACTTTGGTTATGGAAAGAGCCCGAGAATGGTCACAAATATGTTATGGGTGTCGACGTATCAAGGGGTGATTCAGAAGACTTTTCATGTATTGAAATTATTGATTTTGATACAAGAGAACAGGTCTTGGAATATGTCGGTAAAATTCCACCTGATATTTTGGCGGATGTTGCCTATAAATGGGGTAATATGTACAACGCTCTTTGTGTTATTGATTTAACAGGTGGTATGGGTGTTGCAACAGCAAGAAGGTTACAAGAATTAGGTTATGAAAACTTTTTCTATGATGGTGTTGATTTGACAAACAAATGGAAGTACGATCCTAAAGTTAAAGATAAAATACCTGGTATTAACTTTAACAATAAAAGAGTTCAAATCATTGCTTCTTTTGAGGAGGCTATGAGACATGAATTTAAGATTAGATCAAATCGTTTACATAATGAAATGGGTACATTCATTTACATTAACGGTAGACCTGATCACCAAAAAGGACATCATGATGACTGTATAATGTCAATTACTATGGCATTATACGTTGCGGAGGCTGCGTTCCCATCACTTCAAAAAGTAACAAACCATACCAAAGCGATGATCGATTCTTGGTCTACGTTTGTAAATGAAAATAAAGAACCGTCACAGTTCTTTAATCCTCAAGTACCCGCTTTTAACCAACCCGGTAGAGGTAGAAACCAAATGCACGATGTAACTCGAGAGGATTATATGAAATATGGTTGGTTATTTGGTGCCCGTTAGTATTTATATTAACGATTGTGTTGTTAATTTCTAACGAAGATGAGTAATCAAAATAATACTGTTTGGCAAAGGCTCTCAAGAGCTTTGGGACCTGACGCACTTTTAAATCAGGATTTCCCAACCTATAAGTTCGATAAAAAAGAAATTTTAAGAACTCAAGATCGTGCTGAATTTGAAAGAGAAAAACTACAAGCCCAACAATCAACTTACTTAGCAAATCAGTTTGCTAAAGTTGAGAGCAATTTATACAATCAAGCGGTTTATTATGAACCCAACAGATTAGCGGCATACTACGATTATGAATCTATGGAGTATACTCCTGAGATTTCAGCTGCTTTGGACATATATGCCGAAGAATCCACAACACCTAACGAAGATGGGTTTATACTACAGATTTATTCAGAATCAAAAAGAATCAAATCGGTATTGGCGGATCTATTTAATAATGGTTTGGATGTCAATACCAACTTACCTATGTGGACAAGAAACACATGTAAGTATGGTGACAACTTTATATACCTTAGATTGGATCCCGAAAAGGGGGTAATAGGGTGTCAACAACTTCCAAATATTGAAGTTGAAAGATACGAAACAGGACTTCAATCACATAACTTCAATATGAATGGTCAACCACCAACAGGATCTGAGAATAAAGGTCTTAAGTTTGTTTGGAAGGCTCAGAACATGGAATTTCAACCATGGGAAATTGGACATTTTAGATTGTTGGGCGACGATAGAAGATTACCCTATGGTACATCAATGTTGGAAAAATCACGTCGTATTTGGAAACAACTATTATTGTCGGAAGATGCGATGTTAATATATAGAACATCAAGAGCACCTGAAAGAAGAGTGTTCAAAGTTTATGTTGGGAACATGAATGATGACGATGTTGAAGCTTATGTACAACGTGTTGCTAATAAGTTTAAAAGACAGCAGATTGTTGATGCTAAGACGGGTAATGTTGATATGAGATTCAATCAAATGGCGGTTGATCAGGACTATTTCATACCTGTTAGAGATCCGGCACAACCATCTCCGATTGAAACTTTACCTGGAGCACAAAACCTTGCCGAGATTGCGGACATTGAATATATCCAAAAGAAACTTGTTACCGCTCTCAGAATACCTAAAGCATTTTTAGGATTTGAAGAAGTGGTTGGTGATGGTAAAACTTTGGCTTTAATGGACATACGTTTTGCAAGAACTATCAATAGGATCCAAAAATCTATGTTGCAAGAACTTAACAAAATTGCAATCATCCATCTTTTCTTACTTGGGTTTGAAGAGGAAATATCAAACTTTACACTTGGTCTTACCAACCCGTCAACTCAAGCCGACCTACTTAAAGTTGATATTTGGAAAGAAAAAATGTTACTCTACAAAGATATGGTTTCTGATCCTGGTAATGGTATTCAAGCAACTTCATCTACATGGGCGAAAAAACACTTATTCAATTGGTCAGATGAAGAAATCAGAACTGACCTTCTACAACAAAGAATGGAAAAGGCAATTGGTGAAGAACTTAAGAATACTGCCACAGTTATATCTAAAACAGGTGTATTTGATACTGTGGACAAACTTTATGGTACTAAACCGGGTGACACACCGCCCGCGGCCCCAGGAGAAACTACTGAACCCGCAGGTGCTGAACTTGGCGGTTTAGGTGCCGAGTTAGGTGCACCCACAGGACCTGAATTAGGTGGTGCGGAGGCTGAAGGTGGAGCACCTGAATTAGGTGGTGAAGTCACACCCGAGTCTGTAAATAAGAAAGATATGAATATATTAGTGGAGAACGATATGTTTAGTTCGAAGTATCTTGATTTGGGTGTTGGACAACAAAGTTTGGGACAAATTGAGGAAGAATTGAAAAAGTTGCTTAATTCGTAATATTTATTAGTGAATTAAACAATACCTCAAGATGACCTTTGGACAGATCAAATCTATTCTAGAAAAAAATCTACTAGAATCATATTCGAACCCTTCGAATTTTAAACAAACTTTAAAAGAATTCAAACATAACGTTTTGAATAATAAAGATTTTTCGAAACTTTATAGTTTGTATGATGATTTGACAACACCAAAAGGTTTGAATGAGAATGACGCCAAAGATTATTTAGAGGAAGGTTTATCCTTAGTTAGAGTTATCTTAGAAAAAACTAATCTACCTAAAAAAGGGGAAGTTTCAGAAAATTTGTATATTGATTTAGATAATTTAGTTTATTTAAATAACATTAATATATCAGAGAGATTACAATCTAAAAAAAATATACTATCTATTCTTACATCGAAGCCAAAAGTTAACGAAACAAAAGTTATTCTACCTTTCAAATCAATGGTTTCAATAGCAAATCAAACAGTACAAAACTATATTGAGAGTCTTGATGAGAATATCAAAAAAGAAGTCTTTCATGTTTTAGCTTCTAAGTCTGAGGATTTAGAAAACGAGTATATTAACTTGAAAGAGACTACAATAGGACAACTTGAGTCTTTAGTAGAATCTAACACTGACGAAGAAATAAAATCTAAAATAGTAGAGACTATTGAAAAGATTCAATCGGAAAGTTTCGATCAGATTAATTATGTTCGTTTAAAACAACTCAAGGATTCTATTCTTCTTGGTTCTTAAATCTTTGTATATAAATCGCTTTAGATTTTTTTAATCTTTTATTTACCGATTTTTTTACGAATTCTCTATTTTGATTGAGAATTTTGTTCTGCTTAGTTTTTATAACTTTTCCCTTTAAGGTTTTTAACGCCTTTTCAATATTGGAATTGACTTCAACTACTAACATGTTTTATAAATATGTTTGGTGTATCGATAATTTACACCTATATTTTTTACATATAAAAATAAACAGATGAAAAATCTGATATATGAAAAAAGGTAAAACAGTAAAAATTAATCAATACCAATCATTAAAAACTAGTTATGGAACGGTTGATTCAAAAAATTTAAAATCACTTTATTTAAATATTCAAAGTTGGGTTCAACCTAAAGATGAATATGAAAAATGGGATCGTATTGTTGCTAATCTATCGAGAGATATAAAACATTCAGTATTAGAAAGTTTAAATACCGATTATTATAAAACCCACTTCATTGTTGATTTAGATTTAAGGACAAGTGGTATTCAAATAAATAAAAAGTCATTCATGAATCTTGAGGTTAATCTTTTTCTTAATCAAGAAATGGATTTCAAATCAAATGAAATTAAAGATTCTATTAGAATGATAATAAGACAAATCTATAAAGATTGTGTTCTGAAAAACAAGTATTTCCTTTTTTATCCTACCAAAACTTCGGAAGTTGAGGAAGTTATGCACTAACATAATATTTATCTTTTAAAAGGTTTATATGAAAGATTACCATATTTTGGGTGCCGGTCAAACAGGTAAAGGAATATTAATAGAAATGGATGCTGGATTTGTATCTCCAACAGATCCATTAAATGTTGATGTTTTAAGAGAACAAAAAGAAATTGATTACAGAAATCCATTTGAATTTTATGCCGTTCTACAAAAGTATGGTGTTCCAAATAGAAATGGCCGTGTATATCCCGAAAGAATATTAAAAAGAGAGGCTGACAAATATAGAACAATGATCAAGAAGGGTTTATCAACATCTGAGTTGAATCACCCCGAGTCATCTTTAATTGATTTAGATCGTGTTGCACATATTATCACAGATATTTGGTGGGATGGTCATATATTAATGGGTAAATTAAAACTCTTGACATCACCTGGATTCCATGAAAGAGGTATTGTATCCACTAAAGGTGACATTGCAGCTAACTTAATGAGACAAGGAGTTACCATGGGGGTATCTTCAAGAGGTGTTGGTTCATTAAAGAAAGTTGGGGAACAAAATGAAGTACAAGATGACTTTGAGTTGATTTGTTTTGATTTGGTGTCTTCACCATCCACACCTGGTGCATATCTATTTGGACAACCTGAAGATAGGGCTAAGTACGAAGAAAACTTGGAAGAAGAAAAGAAACAAAAAATTTCTGACTCAGGAATGGGTAAGTCAGTTGATTTAATGAAAAAATTAACCGATTATTTAAAACGTTAAATCTTAAAAACATGGATGAGAAATATTTTGTAGCTAAAGTTGTTTATGAACTTCCTGATGAAAATTCGGGTAGATTAAAAAAAATCCGAGAGGAAAAACTTGTCAAGGGTTATTCTGTGACAGACGTTGAAGCTAAGGTGACTGAAAAGTACCAAGGGTTTCAACACGAATGGAGAATCTTCTCTGTTGGGGAAAGTAAAATTGATGAAGTAATCGAATAACTTTAAAGTGGTCAAATTTGGCCACTTTTTTTTTGGGTTCATTTTCGGTGTTTTTACTATTAGAACATCGGAAATGAACTTTTTTTATTTCTTGCACTATTTATTAGTTAAAATAAATAACAATTTATGCAAGAAACTAAGAATTTAGTTGAAGAGGCTCTTATTCAAATGAAAAATGTTGAAGAAGTTATTGCCGAAAACGCAAAAGGAATACTTGCTTCTACTATGAAGGAAGAAATCAGTCAATTAGTAAAAGAATCTCTCAGTGAGCAAGCTGACGATGAAGAGATTGAATTGGATACAGATATGGAGATGGGTGACATCGACATGGAAGTTGATAACGACGAGGTTTCAGATCTTGAAGATGAAGATGAGATGGACATTGATATGGACATGGATTTTGATGACGAGGAAGAAACTGTTGATTTAACAAACGCATCTGATGAAGATATCTTGAAAATATTCAAAGCTATGGGTGAGGAAGACGGAATCATTGTTCAAAAGGACGGTGATAATGTTCACATTACAGATAGTGACGAAGACGTTGAGTACATTGTAAAAATGAATGAAGGCGAGCAAGATGATATCGAAATGGAGATGGGCGAGCAAGAAATGGACGACATGGAAATGGAGGACGAAGATGCTGACCTTGACGCTGTTTTAGCTTCGTTGAATCTTGGAGAGGAAAACTCTGAAGAGGTGGACGAAATGGAAGAGGATGATGATGTTGTTTATGAAATCGAAATGTCGGAAGAAGATGACATGGAAGAAGGTGATATGACGGAAGAAGACGAAATGATGGAGGAAGACGACATGAACACCGAAGACTATGATCTATCTGAAGCTAAAATGACTGTAAAACCTAAAGGCGTTGGCATGGGTAGTCCTAAGTTTAAGTATGGTAAAACTTTACCAAAACAAGGATTCGATGACCACAAGAAAGAGGGTCCAAAAACTATGGGTACAGGTAAGGCTAAGTTTGAGTTTAAGGAAGGTGAAAAAGACTGGGGTTCTAACAAAGACGAATACAGACGTAAGAAAGTAGACGGAGTTGAAAAGAAAGCTGGTGAAGGAAAAGATGGACACTATAAAGACTACGAAGGAAAGTTCGGAGGAAATAAAGGTGATAAGTCTAAGACACATCCTGGTAAGAAAGATTACGAAAAAACTGAAACTAAAGAGGCTGCACGTACTTACGGTTCGGGATCAAAAGAAGGTAGAGGTTTAAGAAAAGGTATCACTAACAATAGAAATTATGTTTACAGTGATAATGGTGTTAAAGTAGAATCTGT